AGGGACGGTGCTGGCTCGTACCCAGTCTTCCAGACACGCATCACGTCCACGTCCGGGTCTTTCCGGAAGACGGTGGTGCCACGCCTGTGATCAGGGTTCTTGCCGGTCTTAGTCATTGCCGCTCCCCTGAATGATGGTCCTGACAGGATAACTGCTCAATCGCCAGGGCTCAGACCACCAGCTTGAAAGAATCCGGCGGCAGCTCCTGCCAGTCCTGCGGCTCGTAGTGCGGCCGGAAGCACTGGCTGGTGCTGGCCTCGAAGAAGTACTCCGAGAGCGCCCCGGGAGTCAGTGTGGACGCGCGGCCGATGTGCTCACTGCGGGACCAGGCCGGGAAGAGGCTGCAGAGGCCGCCCTCGTGAATCAGGGTACGCAAATGGTGATCCCACGCCTCGGGATTGCCTGGTATCCCGCCCCAGCCCGGAAGGATGAACTGCTCCCACCGGTCAGGCCACGTTCCCCAGACCAGGGGTGAGAACCACGGCACACGCACTGCCTTCCCCGGCAGCCCGCTGGTGGCCATGACATGGGAGCAAACAGCTATGGCCTTCTCATCATCCCGGTAACGCTGCGCCCAGGTGAAGTACTCCAGCAGGTCATCCGCCACTACCAGGTCTTCCTCCGCGAGAATGGTGAAACTGGCGCCGTCCGCGAACGCCCGCCGCATCGTGTCCCTGGTGTTGGCAAAGCAGCCCTTGCGCACGTCGTTGACGATGACCTCGGTGCTGCGGAAGGACCGCTGCAGGAATGCCTTGAACTCGCCCACCGGGAACGGTGAATGGACTGGCCGGGGCTCCATGCAGAACAGCAAGTGAGCATCCTGAATCCCGCGCACCTTGCCCCAGCTATCGAGCGCCTGGCGCAGGTATTTCTCACGCTGGGCCGAGACAGTGAAGGCGATGGTGAAGCTCACGCCACCTGAATCGGGCAGCTACACCCGGCAGCCAGGCAGCCGTGCCTGCCGTGGGAGTGCTCCGGGGGACAAGCGCAGGCCCCGTAGTCCAGGGCGTACCGCTCGGCCACGTCCACCGGCACGATGGCGGCGATGCGCTTGCCGTGATCGGTCAGCCAGGTCATCTGGTCCCGGTCACTGGCCAGGTCGATGGCGGCTTCAAGGCCAGAGTGAATGGCCTCCGACGCATCTTCCCAGCCAAGGGTACCGACAGCGGCGTGAACTTCCAGCGATCTCACGTCAGGCACCGGCTGGCCTGCCTGCCGCGCGGTTGTGCATCCGGTACGCCTGAAGCTGGAGGGTCACTGCAGCATCCTCAACCGTCCGGACCAGGCCTGGCTCGGGCACATATCCCATTCGGGACGGATGAAGGGACTTGCGCAGCGCAGCCACGGCAGCATCCATCTGAGCGGCCAGTTCTTCCAGCTCGGGGTCCGGTTCTCTCTTAGCCATACAGGTGATACGCCGGAACCCCCAGGGGATCACGTGGGAACGCAGCGCCCTGGGGGTTCCGGTGGCACGGCTGGCCTAGTCGATGGTGCCCGCGCCGCCGTTCCAGTAGCTCGTGGGAGCGGCGGTGCCGTTGCTGATCAGCGCGGTGGCCACGACCATCTGCTCGGGCCTGGTGATGACCGGGAGAAGGTTCCATTCCATGAGGTACTGCCGGGCGGAGGGGTCCTTCTCCTTCCAGGTCTTGGTGAACTTGCCGGTGAACCCGGACGGGGCCTCGTCATCAGCGGTGGGGCCAATCAGCAGCTCCACCGGCCGCTGGTCGGTGTAGTTGCCGAGGTAGGCCTGGCCGTCCGGGACGAAGAAGGTCAGGCTGCCAGCGTCGGACTCGTAGACCTGCTCCACCTGGGTCCAGGTGAGGCCGAGGAAACCGGAGATGATCCCGGTGGAGTAGTACTCGTCCTTCATCCGGTCGGAGAGCATCGTGGCCGGGATGTTGACGGTGGAGCCAGCCCCGGCGTGGACCCAGGCCTCCATCAGGGCGGCCATGGTAACCGAGGTGGCGAAGACCTCCTTGCACGGCACCCGGCCGTGGATCTGGACGATCCGCTTCCAGCTCCGCACGTCCTCGATGATCTGGAACGGCGTGGCGTAGGTCACCGAGCCGGACCCGGCGGACAGGTTGGTGTTCGCCTGGCTCAGGTCGGTGTTGGCCCCGGTGCCGGTTGCGTAGGTCAGCGAGGTGTTGTTCACCCAGGCCGTGGCCGGGGTGACGAAGTGGCTGGACGGGAACTTGTAGTCCACCGTTGCCTGCACGTCGGTGTAGCTGTAGATGATGCCGCCGCCGAGGGCCTGCCAGATCGACCACTCCGCGAAGTTGTCGAACCGGTAGTTCAGGTCGTTGATCTCGCGGAGCACGGCCTGCTCGGCGTTGACGGTGGCAATCTCCCCGGGCAGCCGGAGCCAGTGCAGCGTGGTCGGCTCGAAGACCTTCTTCTCCCGGAGGTAGATGAAGGCCGCCGATTCCTGCGACCGGCCGAGGCGGGCCACGATGTGGGCTTCGGAGTTGGGCACGTTCGGCTTGGCCAGCAGCCGCGAGCCCTTCACCACGTCCCAGGTGGCGCTCGGGAACGGCCACGGGGTCTGGTCCATGCGGTTGAGCATCAGGAGCGATTCGGGGGTCGTGAACTTCTCGACCACTCCGCGCAGGACCATGGGCTCCAGCAAGCTGATATCGGGCATTGGTCCCGATCCCTCCGGTTGTCTGCTTATCTGTAGCAGCGATCCCCGGAGCGGGAACCCGGCCTGCGGGGGCTTAGCGCCTCACATCCCTGGCCTGGGCCATCACTGGCCTTGCTCGTCTAATCGGCATTACGAGCCAGTGGCACATACCTTTCCTGGGAGTCAGCCCAGGCCCCTGTGCGGCGCTTCCTGCCATCGTCGCCTGTGGCGGGCCCGCATGACACACGGCCTGGGCTTCGTCCCCGGTGCTCAGGCCTCCGGCATGTGGTAAGAACCAGAGCTGCCTGAGCACATCCTCTTATACGGCAACAGGCCCCGGTACCTCCTCCGGAGAGGCCCGGGGCCCGCTGTTCCCGCAGTGAGGTGCGGTGGCTTTACGTCCCCCGCACCTGGGACGGCCTGTAGGTCAGAACCGGAAGTAGCCCTGGCCGGATTCGCCGCCCGCACCGCCGACGTTCGCGTCGAACCGGGCCTTGAGCTGGGTCACGATCCCGCCGCCGGAGGTGGCGCCTGCGGCGCTGGAGCCGACACCGCCTGCCGTGCCCGCGATGAGGCTCGTGGTGTCCGTCCCGGAGATCACGCTCAGGTTCAGCAGGCCCGCGACCACCAGGTTGCCCAGGGCATCGGTGGCCACCTTGCCTGCCGGGCTGGAACTGCCCCCGGTGTCACGCGCATCGCGGAGGAACCCGGCGCAGTTCTGGGTTCCATCGCTAGCGGTCGCTGAATAGACGTAGTACTTCTTGGTGCTGGTCCGCCGGGCGATGGCGCAGCCGGTCGGGACCACGCCCTGGCCACCGGCCAGCGTGACGCCGAACTGGGTGTAGCCATGCATGGACTGCAGAAGCTCCAGCACCTTCTCGGCATGGAACTCATCCCCGAAGGCCGTGCCGTACTCGTGAGTCGGCTTGGTGTAGCCCGGGACGTAGTCAAACTCAAACGAGTCGGTGGCCATGGCTCCTGAGGCTCCCTGTCAGTTCCTGTTGTGGTATCTCGTGCTCAGCGCTTCGTCGTGCCGTTTTGCGTGAAGAAGCGAGAGGTGTGGTCCGAGCTGGTCAGCCGGGCCAGCTCCGCGTCCACGTCCTTGACGTGGCCTTCGTCGGTATCTCCAGTCAGGCCTGCCGGGCTGTCGAGCTTGACGTAGGGCGAGTCGGCCGGGGCGGTGAACGCGGCCAGGCCCTCGGTGTCACCGCTCAGCGTCATCTCGATGGCGCGCTCCCGGGCCTTGGGCAGCAGCCGCCCGACGCTGATGAGCTTGTCCACCTCGACTGCGGCCTTGTCGCGCTCCAGGGAGTTGATCCGCTCGGCCTGGGCGTTGGAGAGCTGCGCCAGCTCGGACACCGCGCCGACCAGGTCGTCTCCGGTGATCCCGTTGGCGAGCGCCACGTTCCCGTCTCCGCCAAGCGCCTGGGTGAGCGCAGCGGTGAGCTGGCTCACGTCACCGGAGCGGCCCGCCTGAGCCTCCAGGGCATCCACGTCAGTCCCGTCCAGGGCGCGAAGCTCCGCGATGATTTCCTCACGGGTCCGAGGCATTGTTTCCTCCGGTGTCAGCACTACAAGGTCTTCGCCGTCATAATCGGCTGCTGAAGCCGCTACCGGCTCATAGTCCTCAAGGTTGGTGACGTACGGGCGGTTGGTCACCGCGACGTGCAGCAGCGTGGGACCGGCCTTGGAACCGGTGCTGGTGTCGGTGTAGTTGGTGGACAGGAACGCGCTGGCACCCAGGTAGGTCTTCCCGAACTTCTCCGGGTCCTGCCGGGCGTCAATCAGGGCGTACATCTTCCCGCCCTTGCGCTCCAGGCCGACCACCTCACCGAGGTTGGCGGCGGGAGTCTCAACGTGCTCGTTCTTCTCGTTCGCCAGCGGCACCTGGACAATGTCCCCGATCCCGGCGGTGAAGTTGCGCTGGAGCGAGTCCATGAACCGGCCGTCGATGTTGATGCGCTCGCCGGTCTTGGGGTGGATCAGGGGGCCCTCGTTGAGGATGTGCTTGCGGTAGAGGGTGCCCATCACCCTGCGGGACCGGGCCAGTTCCACCGGCACATTGCTCAGCTCGGTGTAGTCATCTCCTGCGGGACAGGGGACGACGAACAGCACGTCGTTCATGCAGAAGGTATCGGGCAGGATTATGCAGGCTCCTTGCCGTGGTCCGGCATCACGTACCCGCGAGCGGCCTGGCGCTTGCGGAACTCCACGGTGAGGCGGCGCTCGGAACGGATGAAGCTGGTGTAGGCATCCGGGCTGAACAGCTTCCGTTCACACCGACTGCAGAACTGGCCCCTGGCGTACCGGCTGCGCGGGCCGAAGCACTCAGCGCAGACGTGGTGCTCGGGCTTGCTGGGTGATGGCGGGCTGTGTCCCGGCGTCCGGCCCAGGGCGGCGGAATCAAAGCTGCCCATGGGCCGGTCGGGCTGGAGGCGGGCGGTGCGCCATCGCAGGGCGCGGGTGCCCTTCTTCCAGTTCCGGGTATTGGACGACGGCCTCACTTCTCCGCCTCCATCCTGGACAGGCGCTCCCGCTCCTGTATCACCCGGAGCGTGTCCAGCAAGGCGCCCATCACGGCGATCAGGTGCTCCGGGCCGGTCCCGTAGTGGTACTGGAGAGCCCGATCATCGACCAGGAAGTCAGTCCACATCTTCCGGTGGCTCACGATCACGATGCTCTGGCGCTCCTTCGGCCAGTCCCGCCACTTCATCTGGTAGTCCGTGTAGGTGCTGATCCCGGCCTTGCCGAGCGTCCTGGAAATCCCGTACAAGTCGTCGTTGGCGGTCATGATCTGGACCCGCCAGCCCCGGGCAAGGGCCTCCTTCACCGGGCTCAGGTCCACGTCGGTGAACGGGCCGGGGTGGTAGGACCGGCACTTGTGCAGGACCCCATCCCAGTCGAACGCCACGAACGGGCTGCCCGTGCTCATGGCGCTACCTGCTTCCGGACTTCCTCGAACTTCGCGTCCAAGTCGGCCCACACCTGAGCCTTACCGGCGGCATAAGCGGCGTCCAGCGCCGCAGCGATGCCCCCGGTGTCCAGATCGGACGTGCCCAGCCTCAGGAAGTCCACGCCAGGGCCGCTGACATAAGCCACGGCAGTATCGCCATAGCCACTCCAGGTCACGTCATACATCTCTCCCACCTCCATACCTCAATGATACGGGGGTAGTTGACGTAGGTCAAGTACCAGGAAGTTCGGGGAGAGTCCTCCGGTAGGCCGAGGCCAGCACGTCCTGGCGGCGGGCGATGGTCAGGGCATCATCCGCGTCCGTGCCGTCAGGAAGCTCCTGGATGCGCCAGTTCCCGAGCAGGGGCTGGGAGGCCAGGTACTCAGCCCACTGGTCCCAGGTTTGCCCTGAGCCCCGGCTGTCCATGTTCTGGAGCCTGGGGTCGCGGGGGATGCCGGGGACGGACAGGTACGCCACATCGGGGGCTTCCTCCGTCGCTTCAGGAGGCAGTGCCCAGGCGGCGACCGCGCCGAACCGGTTGCGGAAGACCAGGACGTTCATGCCTGTGTTACTGCTGGGCGTCCGGATCGTTCTTCCACGTAGCCACCGCGATCAGCCCGAACGGGCCCAGCAGCAGCCCGGAAGCGAACGCGCGGCCGGGATGGTTGTGCTTGTGGGCGGCGATGAGGTAGGCCCCCACCGCGCATATGACCCAGAGAATGACCAGGGCTATCATCTCGCACCTCCGATGCCCAGTCCCTGCTTTACCAGTGATCGAACAATCTCGGCCTGGGGAATCATTCCTGGCGGCACGGCCGCGCAAAGCTGGATCGGGTCCTCCGGCTCCCAGCCGGAGTCCGACCGGGCAGCCGTCTTGATCCGGTAAAGCAGGGGGCTGCTATCCGGGACAGTCTCCATGCTGATCAGGCGGAGCCCGTCCAGCACCCGGGGCTCGATGCAGTACAGGGCC